CGTTGGCGAGGTCCATGCCGCGCTTTGCCTCTGCGATTTCGCGCTCCAGATTGATCTTCTGCATCTGCTCAGATGCCTCCCAATCTGCAACTTCACGGTTGGCGTTCTTGTTCAACAAGTCGCCCAGCTTCTCGTTGGCGGAGACGTACTGCTCGCGCCATTCAGCAAATGTTTTATTCATCTTAAAATCGGTTTTAAGGGTTAAAAAAAAATTGTTACTTATAGATTCTCCAAATAGCTGTTGAGAGATTGCAGGTGAGCGATGTGCTCCTGCTGTTCACGGCGAATGCGTGCCTGCTTTTCCTGCTCTTCACGTTCCCTCTCCTCCTGTTCCTGCTTGGCCTTCTCAGCGGCCTCGCGCTTTCCGGCTTCGGTGTTCTCCCACAACTCGCGGGCGTTGACACTGGTCTGCTTGTAGGCGGGATCCATGCCGATGGTGAGGGCTGTCAGCGCGCGGAACTTGGTGTGGGTAATCTTCACTTCCTTGCCGCCTTCGCGCTCCTCGATAGTGTAGTCTTCTGGGTAGAACTCAAACGAGCAACCTGAGTAGTCGCCGCGACGTACCATTTCAAGGCAACGGTCGCCAATATCACACTTCGGAGCCTCGAACTCGAAATTGACACCCTTCTCGTCCACGCTCAGACGCAGCGAGCCAGTGCCCTTGTTGCAGCGTGCAACGGTCAGGTCGCGGTCGTGGAGCATGTTCATCTTGATGTCCTGCGAGTTCAGAAACTCCATCGTGGCAGCTTCGGGCTTGATCACTTCGCGGAATCGGTAGCCCCATTCATCCAGTACCTCGGACTCGGTATCGAAGACGATAGCCGTTCCGACGATGGTGCGAGACTCGCCCTGCGCATTTTCACCAGCTTCTCTAACGGACAGCTGGCATTCAATGCTTCTGATTTCGATTTTCTTTGCATCCATTTTCGTATTTTTATTTGTTCGTTACTATTCGGTCGTTAATGCGTCTGGGGTTTACTCGAATAAACCCTTGTGAGCATCCAGCCAACGCTTCTGATTTTCCACGTCGCTCTGTCGCCATGAGCCACCGCTGTAGTGTTCGAAGTAATCGAAGAGGTTGGGATAAAGTCGGGCGTGGAGTGCTGGTTTGGTCTTGATGATACAGTCCAAAAGGCATGCTCCTGTGTCCCACATGTTGCGGGGGTCGTTGGCATCCGGCCAAAGGTTCCAGCAGCGGTCTGGGTCGAAATACTTTGCGCCATGCTTCACCAGCACGGGCACGTTCATGTAGCAGAGGAACGGATAGAGGCGGTCGTGCTCCCTGCGACGACCTTTGAACCACTCGCCGCGTCCGGTTGCAGCCCAATTGGGATTCCACAGAAAGTCGATGCTTTTCTTGATGAGCACGTCACTCTCCATCAGGATAAATCCTTCGGGTACCAATTCCCACAACTTCTGCACACTCAGGATGTGCTTCACACTTCCGTCGTTGCTGGCCTCGCCCAACTTGATGTTGCGGTCGGGATATTGTGCCAGGAACTTATCGAAGTCGATGACCTTTCCCTTGGTGTTGTTGATGACTTTCACGCCCTTTATCTTCTTGATGAAGGGTCGCTTGTCGCTATTGTCGAACACCACGAACTGATAATCTTCAGCGCAGTGCTTTCTCACGCTCTTAATGGCAGCCTCTGTCAGCTCCGGCGTGTTGTAGTGTACTATTGCGATTGTCTTTTTCATACTTATACGAGGAATATATAACCGTCAGATGATACGAATATTTGTCCGCCGCGATCTGCCAGTACGAAGTTGTTTTTTGCGACTATTTGGAAAGCAGGCTCAGAGCCGTCTGCTGTCTTCATGTGGGCTGCCAGATTACTCATGCTCCACCAAGTGTTGACCACGAAGGTTGTGAGGTCGCGCTTCGCTACGTCAGCACTGTGCGCGTCGATGATGATACGACCGCCTGCGTGCTGATGGACGGCAGTCCAGTTGAACACACCCACGCCCAGACAGAATGGGAAGGTGGTCTCAAGCTGTCCGTCTGAATCCTTGGTGGTGCCGAAGTATTTGTTGACCACATACGGATAGCCGCAGCACAGACCATTCTCTATGATCATCTGAGGCACGGCCTCGTTGATTGGTGTGGTCTTCAGCAGCAGCTCCGTTTCCACGTTCATCACCACGGCAGCGGTCTTCAGGTCGAAGCCTGCATTGTGCAAGCGGGTCATGGCTGCCTGAATAGCGTCGGGCAGACTGCCCTCGAATGGTACGGTAGTAGCATCGACGAACGGACCACGATTGCCCTCCCACGGCTCGAAGCTGTAGAAGTGGCGTGCCAAATACTTCTGCACGGCCAACTGCACTTTGCCACGGATGAACCCCACGATGTCGAAGGCCGCATTGTCGATGGCAGCATTGGTTACACTCAGTGCCAGCGATACGCGCTGTGGTGTTGGTGAGAACTTTGAGAACGACAGGTCTTGTTCTCCCATCGTTTCAATCTCTCCGAGTTCAAACACATCCACATCGTCTTCAGAAATTGGCCATATTTCGTTGCCGGTCACGCCCTGTGCCATCTGCACGCCCTTTGGCAGTCCCATGCCGTAAGCGTCGAGTGTCGGGATGATGTCTTGGATTTCCAAGTGCACAGCCCCTGAAGCCTCGATACTGGGGTCGCCAGGAAGCTCAGGCTCTCCGCTTGGGTTCTGCGGTGTCAGCGTGATGGCGCGTGTCTTTTTGCGTGCCAGCACCGCCTCGCGTCGCAGTATCAGTTCGATGTCTTGTTTTCTATTCATACTCTTCACTCGTTTTTAGGTTCTGGGTTTACTTCCGGCTCATTGGTAGGCCTGCCGCCACTGGCGGGTTCGCTCAGCTTAGCACTACCCACCTCTGCGAGGTTAGTGCTGATGTAGTGCTTGTCGCCCATTTCGATAGATGGCAGGTCGTACTGTCCGCGCAGTTCATTCACGCTCCAGCCGGTCTCCAAGTGCATCTTGTCGATTTCAGCCTGTCCCTTTGCGTCGAGTCGGCGCAGTGGTAATTCGCAAACGTGGATCCTGCGCTTGCCAAAGTCTTCGGCTGACAGCAGCTTGCTGTTCAACTCGTCTTCCCACTCACGTATGATGGGCTGGATGGTACGCAGCAGGAACTCCTGCGTGGCATGTTCGGGCATCTTGTATGAGCTGCCAGCGTCTTCCATCATCATGATGCGTGGAATACCGAGGATGCGAGCAAGGTCGCTGACTTCAAAACCACGGTTCTCTAAGAGTTGCAGCTGCTGGGCTGTCTGTGAGATGATCGTCGGGTCGAGTACGTTGTCTAACAATACTACATCGTTTCCCTGCCAATCGTTCTCAAAGATTTTTGCTGTCTTGCGAAGTTCTGATGGAGTGTTCCTCCCTCGCGTTCCTGTTTGAGGGGCTTTCTCCTCCTTCAACAGAATCTTGTGTTTTCCACCCTTTGCTACATCCTGAAGTGCCTGGTCGTCTGCTGTTGCAGCAATCTGAAGTGCTTTATATGCAAACACAAGCGTTGGCAGACCGGCGTAGTAGTCTCCCGTCAGGAATACATTCTTGAAATGCAGAACGTCGCGGGCAGGTACCTTGATGTCAACATGCGGCCCGTCCACATCGTTGTAGGTGATGGTGTACGTGTCCATAATGGGATTGTAACCGCCACCCGTCGCCAGCCACAATGCCTTCACATCTCCGTATTCCGTGCGCTCGATAAAGACATAGGCATTGCCGAAGTAGATTTTCTTGTACTCGATTTGTTCCTGCATCTGGCTCGCCGTCATCATTGGGTTGGGGCGCACCTGTAACAGGTAGTTCAACTTGCGTCCGAGTCCGTAACGGTCTTCGATGAAGTTGCCACCGTCGGTGTTGATTTTCTGATACTGAATCTGTACCTGTCCCATCGTCTGCATACGGAGCGACACACCGCGATACCACGCAGGCACCATCAGCGATTTGTTGCCGCGTGGGTTTACTACATTTGCTTCCCAGTTGGCACCCTTGGGCTGCTGATTGCTTGGATCATTGGGATTGGTCGTTGACGGTACGCCTGGCACTGCCTCGCGCCGAAACCAGTTCCGAAAGAAATTATCTGCCATGATTTTTTGCTTTTATCGTTTCTTTTCCTATCTGCGACAAAAGCGTCTTAGGTTTACTGACAAAAAAAAGGCTCACCGCTGTGAGCCAAAAAAAATAATAATCGTAACCTAAATAAATATATGATATGAAAAAAGTTTTTCTATTCCAGTACGCCGTCACCTTTGAATGAGAATTTCCCAGCCATCAAACTTCCGACAGTTCCTGAAGTTTTGAAGGAGGTGATGATGGCATTTCCTGTCAGTTTATCGGCAGGGAATCCTTCAATGTTCATTCGGAGCGTACAGGACTTGCCGACCATATCCACGCCGTTTTTCATTGGGGAGTCCGTGATGATATTCCTTGCACCGTCGAGATAGAGCGTTGCGTGAACGGTGCTGCCTGCTTCGGTGTTGCAGAAGACAATGCCGTTGTCGTGGTACTTTCCGATTGCAACGAATGAAACCCTTGCAGCCGTAATGACAGGCACGCTGCCGCTTGCCAGTCCAAGTGCCGTTTCAATGGCAGAAGCTAATGGCGTTGTGATAGTAATCGCGTCATAGCTGGTGATCACAATCAAGTCGCCTGCGCTTGCATCGTCTTCCAAGTCCGCGCACATATCCGTGACAGCCTGCTCGCTTGCATAAGTGTCGTAGGTGGCAACAGATTTCGATGACCATCTGCTTGCGTCGGAATCCCATTCAAAGATGCGCAGTTGCAATCCGCGTGTTCCGCCAGTATAGCGATTGCCATTGATTTCACAATAGCTTTGGTCGGTGGTGGTTCCGTTGAGCGATGTTCCTACAGCCTTCACCGTATATACCGGCACAGCATTGCTCTTCAGTAGATGTTCGGTTGAAACACTCCATTTTTTTACTCTCGATTTATTGTGTTCCCAGTCGGCATCAGTGGGGCTTGAAACCTTCACCGTGCTAACATCCACATCCAGCGTACATGACTTTGCGCCGGCTATTACCACGCCGTCAACACTTACCATTAAATTACGTCCATGATATATCATAATTCAATCATTTTAATCGTTGTTTGTCCTTCTTTCCAATCTCGCTTCAACACCAGAGGATAGTATGTGTTGTTGTCGTATGCTGTGATTTTGTAGGCTGGCGTGATAGCGGGAATATCCTTCGTTTCCA